CAGGACATCACCTTCCTGAATTAAAGTGCCGTCCCGATCTGCGTTTGTAAATTGCGTCTGAACCGCCCGTGCTGGCGTTTCAACCGGCGTGCCGCTGCCAGGGTTCCACGGTGTAGCCGGGTCTGCAGCAGGTGTTAGCGTCAACACGGCATCATCGCCGAACTTATTGATTAATGGGATCGCTGTATTGTCGCGCAGCGCTTGGTAATTAAACGCCATCAGATACGCGCAGTATTGCCGGCGATCATTGATAGTGACGAGCCTGTAAGAACCGGCCGTATGATTCCCCGAATAATGTTGACAATCGGTAATACGGAAGTTGGGCCATAAATAGCCATCTTTTCGACCTCGACCTCGATCACGTCTACCTTTTCACGTTTGTTCTGATTCGCAGGGTTCCAGTCTGGCTGCAACGATCCGGGCGTTACCAGTTCGCGCAATGCCGCTTCATAGCTCGACTCTTTAACTTCACGCGGCACTTCAGTTGCCGGAATGTCGTTGTGATAAATATCGTAGGCCCAATTTCTGGGCCACTCTCTGAGTTGCGAACGGTCTCCGGTCGGCCAGCCAGGAAACTGCGCCCGATAAGTTGCGTCGACATACTCAGAGCCGCGCAGTCTGGCGATATCTTTTGCTTCGTCGGTTCCTGCCCACAAAGTATTTCCACGGCTTAAATGGTATGCGTTAGCCTCTGCCAGAGTTCCGTAAGCGGACATTATTTCGCCTTCTTAGCCGGTGTTTTTTTTACAGGGCTTGCCTTAATAACAAAAAGTGTGTCGTTTTTTGGGTCAAAGTCTGATTTGTTAATAATCAGTTTAACGCCATTACGATTTATTTCAACGGTTTCAATTTTCATATCTGCTCCAAAAAAAAGACCGGGGCAATTAAGCCCCGGCCGATTGTCTTACTTAACGTAACAGCAAAGCCGAATGAGCTGACTTGAGTTTTTTAACTCCCCACGCAAGCGAGACTTCATACCGCACTTTTCGGAATCCGGGATACAAAGCAACTTCCATGGAAAGGCCTGACCGTGGATCAGTGATCATCCGAACATCAGATGCCAGATCACCACCGTCTGGACGGGCCGGCGCTCGTGAAGCCAGAATAATGGCATCGCGTGTAAAGCCTACGCCAGCAACTTCATAGCTCGCAATCCGCGTGATTGCAGTGGTGCTTGCTGCAACCGCTTGACGAAGGCCAGGAGCCGCCAGCGTAATAGTTCCACCGTTTGATACATCGGTGTCGCCTAAAGTAATTACGTACTGGTTGGAATCGCCTGCCAGTGTAATTACATCGCCAGGGACAAACGTACCAGTGCCAGCAGAAGCCAGTGTAAGTACGGTTGTGCCAACCGCATATCCAGCAGCGTTAGTGGTTGCACTAGCAGCCGTACCAGCCGTATGCGCCACAGCTTGCCCGGTTTCGCGTGTAGCAAAACCATACTTGCTGATCAACACGCCTTGTTCCGCGAACGGAAGCAAACTGTAATCACGATCTGCGTTAATGCCGTGCAAGGTGCGAAGATCTGCGCCAGCGCTCGTATCCAACACTAAAGACCGCTCAGTAACGGGCGCGCCATTGTCAGAAAGAATTTTTCCGAGCTGGCTGAAGTCGTTGATGTTCGTGGCAAATGGGGCAGTACCAACAACTCCGAAAGCCCGTGAACAGTCAAGGGCTGCTGCGTTCGCAAGGTCAAGCTCAACTTCATTTGTCAGTGCTCGAATAGCTTGAGCAAACATGTCGGCTTGCACAATGTTGACGCCCGGTCCGTTGTTATTTAAGCCCAGCTCAGATTCGCCCACAAAGCCGAACTCGGCAGACCGGGCTTTGGTGATCACGACCGTATCGCTACCAATAGTCTGGTCAGTTGGTTCAGGTACAGTCATGGCCGGCGTTACATTAACTACATTGCCAGGCGGCGTGATCGGGAATGTGACCGGTTGCCCAACTGCTGCGCGGTCGGCGGTGGCATCGCGGCGAACAGCGGGAATGTAACCCACCAGCTCACGCGAAACCGTGTCTAATCCAGCGTACAGGCTGGGAATTAGATTGGTTAAGGTATTAGCCATTTTGAAAATTTCCTTTAATAAAAGTTTAGGGTTAATTGCTGTCCAGCGTTTGCCTAGCCGTCCGGCTTGAGCGGTTTTTAATCGGTGATCTGAATCTCGCCCTTAGTGGCTATTTGATGCTGCTTGGCCGGTGGAAGTTTGTCAAAGTCTGACCGGCTCATTTTTGATCGTGATGATCCTTCGTCAATTGGCCCCGAACCAGACCCACCGCTGCCATTACTTTTTAAGATTTGATCGCGGCTTGGATATTGAGAAACGATCCGTTCCAGTGCTTCGTCAAAACTGGCAAGTTCTGCCGGGTTTGATTCGCTGTAGATCGGGTTTCCGTTTGAGTCAACCGGCTTGAGGCTGCCGTTTTCGAACTGGAAGTTTTTTGCAAAAGCTGACTGAACCATGTCGGCCGGAATTGCTAGGCGGTCTTTTACAAACTTTGAACCAGCAAAAGCGCCGTTGATTTTTTCCGTTTTGTATTTGCTTTGAATATCTTCTTTTTCGTCTCTGGCTACTTTTAATTTAGCCTCGAATCCGGCAGATATTTCCTTTCGTACCTTTTCAATCTCGCCAGCGTCAACCAGCGTTTTTTTGTCGATGCTGTCGATCATTTCCAATGCCGAGCGAGCAGCCTTTGCGTCAAGACCATCAAAATCTTTGAATTTGTCTTGAATCGTTTGCAGCTTTGCGCGTTCATCTCCTAGCACGCCGTTTAGCTTGTCCAAGCTGGCGCGCATGGCAGGCGCATCGTATTTATGATCCTTTCCTTCTGAATCGGTGTAAACGGGCTTGCCGTCAACAAGTACAGCATATATGTTTCCGTCTGTTTCAATGGTCTTGAGCTTCATGTTTACCTTTTGGCCGTCCGGCCTAGTTGCGCCCATCCGGGCTAAATTTCATTCTCGCCACCGGGAAGTTCGGCGAATAAACGCTCAGATACTTCCCGCTGTTCATCAAACTCTGGGCCTAAAATCCCTCGGCGCTTGTATTCCTCACGCAAAGTCTGGGCTGATATGTCATTATTCTTGCGGATTTCAAGCAGGTACTTCGGCGCTTGATCGTCCATGTCGTCAATGCCAAAGTCGGTAAATACGTTGACTTCAGCCGTGTCGGATATCCCTAGCCAAAGCGATGTTAGCCGCATGGCGTTTTCCAGCGAGTCTTTTAATTGCAATGCCCATGCCTGTACTGCGCTATTGCCTTTTTGCGCAGCAAATGCTGTAGTAATGACGGTCAGGTTGCCTGATTGGGACGTGAGCGGCTGACGGCCAATCTCACGCAGCTCTTTAGTAGTTGCCTGCACGTCAGCGGCCAAGAATTTAAGCGTTGCCGCGTCAGTTCCGATCCATTCCCATGTCCCATGATTTCCGTCAGCGTTCGGCGGTGCATACAAAACAGCTTTGGGGCCAACTGGAACTGATCTAGGTGTATCACCGTCCATGTCCGGCATTACGCCATTGCCGGCGAGCATCGGGAAGCAGGTCATTGTTTTGATATGCTTTAGATTAGTTTCCTGCTGATACATCTCAATTTGCAGGTCGGCCGCATCTTTCATGGACGGATTGTACTGCCACTTTTTACCCTTTCTTCGACCAGTGACAAACGGCACAATCGGTATTTCGTTAATGGTTAATGTGCCAGCATCTTCAATAGCCCAAAGTCCCTCGCCGCTTTCCACTTCGATCTTGTAAGTGACTTTATCGTCAAGCCTTTCAAAGGTACGCACCCGGCCAGGTGATTCTAAAATTCTGACCTCGGTCAATTGTTCCCGGCCTAAAATTACTTCCGACGTGATCCCGATCACAGCCTCGGCAGGAATGTGAACCCAATACGGCCGCGAACCCGATTCGTTCTGCTCTTGAACTGTTCGGCTGATCGGGCCTTTTGTGTAGTCAACCAGAATCCAATCAATCGCCTTATTGATTCCGGCGAAAAATGTATTGGCAGCGAATACGTGCAGATGATTTCCGCGCCCGTCAATGTCCTCAGCCAGCTCTCGTAGCTGGATGGGTGATGCCTCGCTGATCGTCAGCTCATGTGCGAACGGCTTTTGAGCCAACCCTTCCAGAATGTCACGATAGATATTTGTAAACTTAGCCGTTTTCAGCCGAAATTGATAATCGGAATTTGATTCGTGCGGAAATTTCGGCAGATACTCTTCACCGGCTTCGATCATTGCTGACCGGCCGTTGACAATAGCGGTCACCTGCGCCCAGTATGGCGCCATAGCTCGCCAGTCAGCGCTTGGAGTGTTTGGCTGCTGTGTCAATTTGTCAATTTCCAATGTTAAAAACCTCAGTTTCCATAAACGCCAAACAGAGCTGTGCTTTGGCGCTTGCGAATCATTGGCTGCAATGCGTAACGAATTGCATCAATGTAGTGATTATGAGCGTCCACAATGTCAGTCAGAACCTGCTCTGATTTTCTGTCTACTTTGAAAGAATAGAGCCGCGTTTCTTTTATTGTTTCCTTACAGCGCGGATGAACAATAATTTCCTTAAAGCCTCTTAGGAACCCGATCCCGTCTAATACGCTGCCCGGCCACTTTTTCGCCGCCTTTAGTCTCGGCAGTCCGTGACGGCTGACGTAGTTGATATTTTCTGGCCTTGCATTGTCAGCAAGTATTTCAAACTGTTCAATGCCTGGTATGCCTGCCTTAACTTTCTCTGATGTCGCGTCTATTTCAATGCCGGTGCCGCCAATTTCATGTTCAATGTACAGGCGATCGTCATTGATCCAGCATTTAACAACGGCCAAAGGGTCTTGGCTGAATCCCCAATCAAGGCCGTGATAAGGCCCGTCCCAATCAGGTTTGGGATCAAACTCTGCAACCCTAACCTTTCCATGCAGCACTTGAGCGTTTGAGTTCTCAAGATATGCACCTTCCCAAATATGGGCATACGTGTTCGGGTCTAGCCGCTCAAGCTCACGCTGCCTAAGTGCTTGCAGGTTGTCAGGAAACCACGGGTTATCAGTCCACTGTACCTCAGCGATTACGGCATTGGGTGGCGCGTCTTTCCGAAGCCGATCATCGACCGGGCTGCCCTTGTCGCATGGGTTCCAGATCGTCCACACTTCTGATTTAGGCTGACGGAATACCGTCGGCTCAAGCGCAAGCCATGAACTCTCTGGCACGTCCTCAGCTTCCTCGATGATCGTAAGATCAATCTTAGCCAGAGACTTAATATTGCCGATATTGTGACGAAGCCCGCGAAACAGGAACTCGGTTCCATTATGACCGCGCAAATAATCTATGCCGACATCGTAGAAATCTTCTAGCCACGGCTCGGAGGCTATGGCCGCTTTTAGTTCAGCGTGAAAAGACTCCTTGATGCTGACCTGATACTCACGGGTGCATAAAATCCGCAGCTGTTCAGCATAGCCCCATACCGCCGCCATCTTCGCAAAGCTGAACGACTTACCCGAACCGCGGCCGCCGTATGCTGACCTGTACTGAACTGATCCCCTGGTCGGTGCAAATACCGGCACAAGTTTTGCGGGTAGTTCAAGCCTTGCTGTTGTCACCGGCTACTATTTCAATTCGTGATGGCGGGGTCATGGTTCCATCGCTTGAGCTGTGATCAATTGCCTGGCGCTCTCGCCATTTTGCCTGAGTTTTCATCCAGAAAATCATCGCTGCCGTGTCGCCGTCTTTCGCTTTGTTAAACAACACGCCTCCGATGGTAGCGTTTGCTTTTGCCAGCGATATATCAAGCTCATCACGATAATGCTTACGCAGCGTCTTTTCAGTTATGCCTAAAATTCTGGACAGGGTTGTCTGGTCTGTCCCGACGGTCGTGTGTAGCTGAACCGTTTGCCTAGT